ATATCAATACAAACAAGTATCTATCCACTTGCATTCTATATAACACCTTAACCCCCCTACCCCCTTTTTTTATTACCCCTGTTAAACATTTTATTAAAAACCCCCTTTTGAAAAATAATTTTTTTTATATATAAGGCACAACTATTGACGCGGATATATATCTAGCATATACTAACAGATATGAAAAAGATGCTTATTACATTTACTGACGAGCAGGCTAAGGAGTTAGCTAAACATCCTAACATGTCAGAAGCGGTGCGAAATGCGGTAGATATATATAACGAGCATATATCAACAGATACAGTAGAAGGTTTACGGCTATCCTATAAACAACTGCAGCTATTTATGGAAGGTAAGTTTGAATCCTACGACTACTCGTTTAAACAACTGGACAAATTAATCAACGTGTTAGAGAGTCGAATGTGAGCTGTTATAAATGTGGGACTACGAAGCAGCTTAGTAAAAAAAGTAAGTATCTGATGATTTGTAGATCCTGCAGACGAGCAGCTTACAAAAAGAACCCTTACTACACCAACCATACCCAAGATAAGATTAGGCTTACCGACTTTGACCTTTGGCTAATCCGAGCAGAACGTTCTTACATAAAAGTATTGGAGTATCGGAAGTGAACTTAAATCTAGGCTCAGGCACCAACAGGAAGCAAGGCTTTATCTCAGTAGACCTTTACACGCCCGAAGCCGATGTACAATTAGACCTTACCCAGCCCTTGCCTTACGAAGACGAAACAATAGACAACATCTACGCTTCCCACGTTGTAGAACACTTCACACGGGACGAATGGGAGTTTGTACGGGGAGAATGGGCCAGAATCCTCAAACGAGGTGGTACTATAGAAATACGATGCCCTGATATCATCAAGGTTTGTAAGAAATTATTACTTAATCCAGAAGACGAGTTTACAATGAAGCAACTCTACGGCCTTCAATCTAACGACGGCGAACACCACAAAAACGGGTTTACTTACGACTCATTAACCAAATCCTTCCCCAACTACACCGCCACTAGACTAGACCCGTCCACTGACACCGAACTACACGTTAAGTTTATAAAGGAAAAATAATGCCTAGACTTTGCCAAATCTGTAGGAATTTTCACTTGAAGAAAGAAGATTGTAAGTAATGGGTGAATTTAAAGCAGTAACCGCCACTAGGAAGCTAGCCAAATTGGATAAGCGTATCCGAGCTGCTGCTGGAGGAACTTCTGCCAGTAAAACTATCTCAATTCTTCTAATCCTTATCGCAAAAGCTCAGGTATCAGCCAATAACAACCAATCCTTGCTAATCTCTATCGTATCTGAAAGCCTCCCTCACCTAAAACGTGGTGTAATGAGGGATTTCATCAACATTATGGAGGGCCACAACTACTTTAAAGAGTCTAACTGGAACAGAACTGACTTCATCTACACGTTTGGACCCAATGTTAAGATAGAATTCTTTGGAGTTGACTCTCCAGACAAGGTTAGAGGCCCAAGAAGGGACATTTTATTTATGAATGAGGCTAACAACTGCCCGTTTGAGTCATTTGAACAGCTTGAAGTCCGTACTAAACAGGAAATCTGGCTTGACTGGAACCCAACTAACGAATTTTGGTTCTACACCGAGATACTACCCTTCAGAAAAGACGACCTAGACTTTATTACTCTTACCTACAAAGACAATGAATCACTAGACCCTAACATCGTAGCCTCTATTGAGTCCCGTAAACACAACAAGGGCTGGTGGAATGTATATGGACTAGGACAGCTGGGTGAGGTTGAAGGTAAGATCTACAAGGACTGGGCGATTATTGACGAGATCCCGCACGAAGCCCGACTTGAGAGATACGGCCTGGACTTCGGCTATGCTAACGACCCCGCCGCTTTAATTGCGCTCTATTACTACAATGGTGGCTATATCATAGACGAGCTTCTGTTCCGTACCCACATGTCCAACCGCAAAATAGCTGACTTTATTATGAACTCCGAGAACCCTAACGCTCTTGTGATAGCTGACAGCGCCGAGCCTAAGTCTATTGCTGAGATGCAGGAGTACGGCGTTAACATCATTGGCGCTCAAAAAGGCCCAGGCTCACGCAACCAAGGCATCCAATATGTACAAGACCAACGAGTGAGTATGACTAAGCGTTCTACCAACGTGATTAAAGCTTACAGAAACTACATGTGGAAAACTGACCGAGATGGTAAAATTGTAGAGATTCCCGACCACAATTTATCTGATGCGATGGACGCTGTAAGATATGCAATGGAAACAATGCGACCCAACGATTCAGCGGGGCAAGAATTCACGACAGGAAACTTTGCTTCACAGTGGAAGAATTTTTAACAAACATGATATTATACACATAAAGGAATAAAAAACACATGCCATATTTAGACCCAAAAGACTTAGTAGAACTTTACGAAGACTCTAAGCTTTACATGAAACCCTTCTTTGACCCCTTAGAAGAACTAGAACGACTGGCTCGAAACAAACCACACTCAGGCGTAGACCCTCAACTACCAAAAGTTACCGACGGCACCTTAGCAGCCGTAGTTCAAGAACAACCCAAGCGGGTATTACAGCAAATCCCTTCAGGCAACGTTAAGACTCCACTTGATGATACTTACGGAGAATTGGCTGGACACGTATTATCCGAAGTCCTTATTCCAAGTGCCAACGCCCAAGGCAACATGCTACAGAAGTGCTGGAACATGGTAGGTAAGGCTTTAACTTACGGCGCACAACCTAGTTACACTTACTTTACCCAGACTGGTGACAGGATGCACACCGACTTCGTACTTCCTTACATTAAAGACGTGTTCCCAGAACGAGGTAAGGTATTCGCCCCAGACTCAAACTATACGTTTATGCGAGCTTGGTACACCAAGTCAGACATCCAAGGAATTATCGACAAAGAAAAGAAACTTCAAAAGAAGGACAAATCCTACAAACCCAAGTGGAACATCAAAGCCCTAGAAGAAATCAAAGAAAAAGGTGGCGGCGAAAAAGACAAGGACTCTAAGACTCCATCCGAGCGAGAAAAGAACGCTGAATTCCAGGGCATTGAGATTATCCACGCTTTTCAAAAGGGCATCGGCAACAACTTCTACTCCTTCACCCCTAGCTCCAAAGACACCAAAGAGACGAACATACTACGAACATGGAAGAACCCCGACCCCCGTGGTGAAATGCCTATAGACTGGCTTTACTGTAATATTGACCTATCTAACCCTCTAGGCAGGGGAGCAGTTGAACTATCTGGTGGTATTCAAAACCTCATTGACAACCAAATGCAGATGTTCCAATTCCTATCAACGATGATGATGGGGCCACCACTTCAGGTTTGGGGCAACATCAATAAGTCCACAATCAAGTTCCGCCCCAACGTTATTTGGGATATGGGATCTAACCCGACTAACAAGATTGAGCCTTACGTAGTTAACAACAACGCTGTTGCAAACTTCCCAACTAACTACGGTCTACTAAAGAGCCAGATCTTAAACCTCAACAGCTCGATGGACACTTCTGTAGGTGCTGCTGCTGGCAACCCTAGCTTTTCTAAAGTTCCAGCTGGGGTAAAAGCCCAAGAGCAACGTTTGTCTATCTCAGACAACTACATGCGTAAACAATTTGAAACTTGGTTCCAAGAGCAATGCGAAACTTCACTTAATATCTTCTTCGCAGAGATGGAAGGTACTGAAGAACTTGAACTATCGACTGAGGACATTAAGCTTACAACCCTAGCCACCCTCAAAGAGTTTTACGACGAAAAAACCAACACCCTTAAAATCCCTTACACTAAGATTAAAGATGTACGCTTCAAGTTTAGTGTTGACCCAAGCTCCAGCGAGGAGAACAAAGACATTGACAACGCCGAGAAACTTGTATCTGTTTTGGAACTTGCTATTAAACTACCTGATCCACAAATCCAACAGACTATCCCAGCCCTTTACCGCAAGATTGTAGAAGAAACAGGTATCAACGGAATCTCCGACATTTTCCCTAAGCAGGACAGCTTCAAACAACTGGACGCCGAAGTTAACGCTCCTGAAATCCTAGACCCAGCAATGGCATCTCAGATAGCCCAGCAAACAGGCACTCCTCAAAGCGTAGTAGCTCAAGGTGGAATGGCTCAGGCTCAACAGGGCCAACCTCAAGAACAGGAAATGCCACAGGAGCAAATGCAACCTGAAATCAGCCCAGAACTCTTACAGCAGTTAGAAGAACTTAAACAACTACAAGCGTTAGTAGAAGGACAAAACGATGGACGACCTATTGCCTAATGACGGTCAGGCTTATTCAAGCGACCCCAAGATAACAACTCACGCAGAAGCAATGCAACGCGCTCAAGCAACATCAACTAATCCACAGGAAACTGTTGAGTGGTTCGAGAAGCAAATCGCCCGATGCGACAGCTTAGATAACATCGAGACAGCCGAGATGAAAATTAACGGTATTACCTATAGTCGCAAAGTCAGCATTGAGGCTCAGATCCTAGCCCAGCAAATGTTGATAGAACTTTTACGAGCTAAGATGGAAGAATATAAGTTTTTTGCGGAGAACCTAAAATGATTCTTGAGCCTAGCAAGAAACCAAGGAACCAGCGTGAGATTGAAGACACTACCAGCTGGCCTCACACTACTCAAGTTTTTGATATGCCCAACGTTAAGTTTGACAACCACGACTGGGTGCAAGAAGGCTATTACCTAATAGACTCCTGCTCTACCTGCCCTCGCCAAGCTGTTGCTATTCCTTACGGTAAAATGTTGATAAAAGAAGGGGGTAAGTATAAGCTTATAGATGAGATAGGATAGTGACGAGCGGTTTACAAAAATACTAGGGCCTTCACTCAGTACAAAACTAAACCGTTCATCAGTGTCCTCCTCCAGACACAGGATTCATTACCCAAAGTAATAGCAGCTCGCCACTGATTTAATAACGGCTGATTAAACAAAGGAGAGCTTTATGGCACAAGAGCCAGAAGACATTACAACTGAAACTACACCAGTTGAACCAGCAACTGAGACACCAGTTGAAGCAACAGATAGTAACGCAGAAGAAGTTCAAGTAAAAGAACCTGCTACTGATACTGAGGCCGACACAGGAGAGTCTGAAGCTGTGAAAAGCGAGGAAGAACCAAAAGAAGGCGAACCCGCCGAAGAAGTGGAACAACCGAGCGAGGATGATAAGGCAGCCAGAAAACGTCACAACGACGAAATGGCTAGACAACGCATCGCCCAGAGTAACCAGAAAACTCGTCAAGACGTACTAAAACAAGTAGATGAAGTTTACGGCCCAGCAGAAGTAGAAGCCCCCGTTTTAGAGGGACTAAGCCCAGCTGAAGCCAAGATAGCTGAACTACAGCACCAAATGGAGCAAGACCGCGCCCAAAGAGAGTTTGAGAAGCAACGAAACTTCGTAGCTGACTTAAACACAGGTCTTAAAAACGATGCAGAACTTGTAATGCGCGACCACCCCGTATTTGATGAAAACAGCCCAGAATATGACGCTGAATTTGCCAAAAAGGTAGAATCAAACTATAAGAAAGCTGCTCGCCTAGAGATTGACTCTAACGGCATAGTGATTAATGCTGAAATACCATTAGGTGAGTTTTATGCAGAAATGGCAGAGATACGGAATGCAGGAATCCAAAAAGGTGAAGTTAAACGTCAAAAAGACACACAAACAATGGTATCCCGAACCGAATCTACTGGCTCAACCAAAACTACATCTGGTGACAAACCATTTTCAGAACTATCAATCGAGGAAATGGAAGCAAAGCTAGGCGTAAAAAGAGTTTAGGTTGGGAAACAAACTAAACCTAAAAGGAAACTAAACAAATGGCAGCAGAAAAAACCACAACCTTAACCCAGGAAATGTCCACCTACTACGAAAGAGTCTTCTTAGCTCGCGCTGAGTACGAATACATTCACAAAGAAGGTGGCCAGATGCGCTCACAGCCTAAAAACGAAGGTAAGCAAGTAAACTTTACTCGCCACACACCTCTCGCTACAGCTACTACAGCGTTAACAGAAGGTACTAACCCAGCAGAAGTAGCACTTACAGCATCAACTGTATCTGCAGCACTTGCTGAGTACGGTACTACAGTAAAAATCTCTCGATTCTTGACACTTACCTCAATCGACGCTAACAACAAAGAGAAAATCGAAGTTGTTGGTCAGAACATGGGTGAAACTCTTGACGAGTTGACACGTAACGAGCTATTCACTGGCGCAGGCGCACAGCTTGCAGGTGGCAAAGCCGCTCTAACAGATATCTCTGCATCTAACGTTCTTAGCGCAGCAGAAATCCGCAAAGCAGTTCGCACACTTAAAGCCAACAAGGCTCGCAAGTACAAAGGTCGCGGAAGCTACATCGGTAAGGTTAACCCTTACACTAGCTACGACCTAATGGGCGACACAACTTGGATCAACAGCGATACATACGACAATGGCGCTGAGAAAACCTACAACGGTGAACTCGGAATGCTATACGGCGTACGCTTCCTAGAAACTCCAAACCCTAAGACTGAAGCATCTACTGTAACTGTTTACAGTAACTTCGTTCACGGTTCGGACGCTTTCGGTTGTATCGACCTAGAAGGCGATAAGCCACAGCTATTCATCATCCCGCACACAAACATCGACAGTGGCAACACTGCTGGTCGTTTCAGTACGGTTGCATGGGCAGCTAGCTACGTTTGCAAGACACTAAATGCAAACTGGATCGTCAACATAAAGACTGGCGTAACAGCTTAGTTTTAATGTTCGAAGGCTCGGGGAGAGCCTTAATCTCCCCACTAAACTAAGGAGAATATATGCCAAAGAAAGCAAGCAAAATCGTAACCACAGAAAACGACACCGCTCCAACACCTGTATCTGTCCCAGCAACTAAGACAGTAGCTCAGACAATTAAGGAAGAATACGATAACGGTGCATATAGCCCACTACAACTAGCTCTCAAGCACAATGTTGAAGTAGACGTAGTATTGGTAGCCATAGGTGCAAGCGACTTACTAGAAGTTCAAATAGTCGGCGACCAAGTAGATTCTGCTGGCCCTGGCGTACCGCTTAGCCGTGGCTCTGTAGCTAAAGCAACATACACAAAGAACTAACATGTTTGTTGACAGTTCTCGCATCAAAGACCTCGCCTACATAGAGAAGATATTGGCCGACCCCAAGCATCCTCAGTACCGCAAGGAACGTTTTGCAAGGACTAAAGCTAAGATACTCAGTCAATTAAAAGACCCTGAGTTAGCAAAGTTAAGAGAACGGTTAGTAAAGGCTACTGTCGCTGAAGACAAACTTCAAATACAGAAGATCCAGCTACAAATCAAAGCCTACACGAAAGAAGAAGCCTCAAGATGAGCGACGTTACATTCAGACAACCAGCACCAGTTACTAAAACAGCCCCAGAGCTTAAACCTACCGTAACGGTAGACCCAACCGAGAAGCCAGGCGAAGATAGTAGCACAACTGTTGTATCTGACCACAAGGACACCCTACTTGCTACATACCAGCAGGAGATTGGCAAGCCTTACGTCGCAACTTACTTTGAATTGCCTAATATGTGGGATAAAGACCCTTCTACCAAAAATGATCTAAATACCATTGAAGGCTACCTCAAGAGTAGACAGGCCAGCGGCGACCTTGAGAACAGCACAAAAGCAGCGGCTAAATATCTTAGAGAGATGGAAAAGAAGGCTGAAACCAACCCCTACGAAAGTACAACTAACCGCATTAACAAGCTAATAGCTTACATAGATTTTCAGAGAGTAGTTCATGGCACAGCCTAACAGACAAAACAAACCAGACATCGAGAATTCCGAACAGGGAGTTCTTAATAAGAGTTTTGACAGAGAATACGAAGTTCTAGCAGTAGAGGCGTTAGTCTTCAACCCTGACACAAATACGTTAGACCGTATGACTCAACCAGGCAGTTCGAGTTCCAGCTCAACATCATACGAATCACGTAACGATACAACAACTGACACTAACCTTGTCTATTTGGGTAAAGCTATCCCAGGAACAGCCACAAGTGCTGCGTCTTGGCAGATAAAGCGATACAACAAGTCGGCAGGGCATATGTCATTTGCGGATGATGTAACAACATTTACTAAGGAATGGGACAGTCGCACGTCCTACAGCTACTAAGGAGAGATATGGCTAAAGAAGTCAAAGAAGAAATAAAAGCTCCAGTAGCCAACAAACTTGATAGCTGGCTCGTGCTTGGCTACGAGAAATTGGCTCGTGAGTATGGGCTATCTATCGAGGAAGTAAAAGCCTCAACAATAACAGTAAAAGGTGGCGAAGTCACCGTGAAAGGTAAAAAATGAGTAAATCAAATACATTTGAGAACGACCTATTAGCTCTCATCTTTAACAACACAGATATTGCCGACATCGGTGATGCGGGTGGTCTACAGAACTC